GTAAGATTCATCTGGTTCATTGGAATACATTGATTCAATGTCATCTAATAACTGATCACTATCCAATTCCAATGAATCTAATGGCTCCGACATAACCAACCCATCATCACTATCCAATGAATTGTCCACATCCAATGAATCTGCTCCATCCAATGAATCTATTCCATCTATTCCATCTAGTTCCGGACCTATATCAGTAAAATCTCCTAGATTCGAAACAGCATCAATACCATCTTGCATACTATATGGTTGATAAACATCCCCACCATCCATATCAATATTATCAATTCCGGCACCATCCATATCATCAAACCCGTCCATCCCATCAATTCCTGGAGTATCAGTTAAATCAACACCTGCCCGTTTTAACATTAATACCAATTCATTAGCATCATCGTTATGAGCATCCACTTTAACTGAATCTTCCATATTTGGATCATTAGTTATTGTATTAGTGATAGTGACCACTTCATCTAGTTGTTGTTTATACATCTCTTCTAATTTACTCATATCATTATCCTTTATGTCTTCTGTGGCAGGAATGGCTTGTTGTAGAGCAGCCTGCTGTTGTTCTATTTCTTCTTGCGAAACATTCAAGTCCGCATACTTTTTATACATCATCCTCTTGGCGGCTTTTAATCCAGCAGCATTCTTTGGGAATGTTTGGATAGTATTACCATCAGTATCTCTTAAATGATGGCCTTTCGCATCTGTATTTACGACCGGAGTTTCGTATAATCTTCCCATTATACTGGACTCGTATTATCCACTTTTGTGAATGGGCTATCGGTTCCTTGTTCGAAATCGTTAGATGTTTTTGCTTTTGGTGTTTTACCACCAGCCACTTCATATTTCGATATATCAGCATTTTGAACGATTGCTTGATGACTAGTTCTATAGTCATCTTTACATTGCTCTTGTTCTGATGTATTTGCTTGATAATCCTTACCTAACAATGTCCCATCCCCTGATCTCTCACGTCCATTCTCTTCATCGGACATACTATCATCATATGCTTTACTAATAACAATGATATTATTCGCACTAATACCAGCATTGGTAGCAGCTTGCACGAATTGTTCTGTTGAGGCTGGATAATTAAAAGTTACATCAATGATGTTTACTTCTTTATTGGATACACCCATAAACCCTGTCGGATTCTTCATAATAGGTGTTCTTTTTGGTTTGGTTATATTGGAGACATCAAACTCAGCAAATGATCGTTCCAACTGCTTAGTAACATCAGTTGATATTTCACCGGCAATCTTAATCCGGTATTCATATTGTTGTTTTGACTCAATTAAATATTCTTTTAATGATTTCATGCTTAAATCCTATTTTAACTTATATATCTTATATTTAGCTCTATTGATATAGATTAATCATCAATAACTTCACCATCAACTGCCTCTGTGGTTGATGTTGTTAACAATCGTTCTAATAACTCATTACGGTCAATAACCATCCCATCCACAATATTACCAGTATCTGATTGAGATGTTTGGTCCAGTCGGGCCTTTTTTAATTGCATATCAATCATTTTTAATTTCTTATTGATCTTGGCTTGTTTTGCTGTAATGGCATGTCCTAACATGGAACTGGCAGATTGAAATATCTCACTGCTATGACGTGCCTCAACATTCATTCCCAACTCCATCAAATCTTTATAACTTGATTGGGCTAGACTTGATAGTTCATCCAATTCTGCATCACTAACGTCAAGGCCTTTAACTGTGGGCAATGCTTCATTGATTCGCTGCATGTTCGATAATGTATCTTTTGATTGGATTGACGATTCTGGTATGGATACTGTGGTGGATCCAATATCTTCTCTATCCACTGGTAGATTAAAAAAATCTTGTAGTTTCTCTGTCATAATATACTCCTATATACTCATATAATAGTATATATCTAATATGGAGAAATATCTACTATCTTTTATATATTTGCTGTTCTGTCATAACTCTGAAGGTTATTCCACGTTTATCACACCATTTTATAGCTTGTTCCCATTTGGCATGATTTACCAATACAACAGCCTTATCTTTGGGCTTCATTCCTTCCACTAATAGACTTTGACTTTTGGGTTTAACCTCAACTAACTCAATTCGTTTATCGCCATTTTTATCACGATAAACAACTAAAAAGTCAGGTACATATGTTGTTTTTTTATTCTTCATCGGATTAAAATATGGTATTCTTAATGGTTCACTTGCCCATTCTAATATATTTGGATTATCATCGAAGAACTGGCATACAGTTAATTCCCATGAGCTTCTATATTTTATACTACCTATACCCACATATTTCTGTGGATTTTTTGGTTTGTAAATTCCTTGGGCGAAATTACGAGCCATTATATTACAACATTTCTGGCTGCATGAAAGTTGGGTGTTATTATATTATCTACGCCATATAATACACTCTTCGATCTGATATTATTAACATAATATGCCATCATTGCGGTAATGGCGATCTTATCTTGATTATTTAATGTAGCTACTAAATCCAATGCTGATGTCTGTGTTGCTCGTGCTATCTGAAATATATATAAAGCGAATGTTTGTGCTATGATTACTGTTCCCATTGCCTTCTTAAAGAATGAATATACAATATCATATTCTTCAGATGAGATGTCAATATCTGATTTATACAGATCATCAAATACTAATATCGTATCTTCCAATCTACTTGTTTGATTTATTAATGCCATTTATTAAGTTAATATTGTTACTACATGGTTATATAGAATTAACAAATGCCGATAGTTCGTTTTCGGTAGTGCTATTTACTATATTCTGGGTTGCTGAAGAATTAACATTGGCACCAACATCTGACCCGTTACTCGCAACAACATTATTATTACTCAATGGAGTTAAGGTCCCTAATATACTTCCTGCCTTAATTTCACCGAAACTTGGAATGCTATTACCCAATGGGAATCTGCCGATTCCACCACTCAATGAAGATATTGCTGCCTTACCTTGAGTTATGGCTTCGTTAGCGAGATCAGTTGACAATATTTCACCGAAATCTGCATTATTAAATGTATTTAATACACTCCCACCTTTCTGGAATGCACCTAATATATTACCCGAAGCTAGATCACTATATATACCAGCCCCAGCATCCAACAATCCAGCCTGACCGAATATACTGGCACTTGTTCCTGGTTTCGATAATGAACTAGGTACAGTGTCATATACCGATGAATGGGCAAATCCTCGAATCTTCTCACCTTCAGCTACTTTACCACGAGCATATTTAACCGTCTCATAATTAACAGTCATCCTATGTTGCATCGTATCAGCAGTAGAGCTATAATCATAGGTATCATGATCCCATGATGAAATTATAGGATTAATCAACGTATATTCGACGAAATTCCCTCTATTTAATCCATATATAGATATATCTAAAAAGAATGGTGGTTTAGTATCGGAATTTAATCCACGACCACTATATCCCCAATCATGTGAAAATCTAGTATTATTATATATATCATTAATAGCGTAGTTTTTAGATCCGTCATCAGCTAAAGAATAGCCATATCCAGAATCATGATAATAATAATTGTAATAATGATACCACATAGACCTTATTAAATCACTACCATCATCATGGAATGCGAACTCCACTGGATTATAATCTATACGTTTCTGTATATATCGCTTTCGATTATATTGATTTACTTCGTCTATATCAATCGTATATGTTGGAAGAGCGACTGTTTTTACCAACAATCCTATCTTCTCTTTATCGGTTCCTAATAAGTCAGCTAACTCTGGGATACCTGCCGTATTAAGATTGAAGTATACATGGAATAGATATTTATTATTAGGTGATAATGAATAACCATCTGCAACAAAAGTCTTCGACGCATGACTGTAATCTTTTACACTGTCAGCGCCGAAGAAGCCTTGTATGGTATCACCAACAAAACCACTTAGTTTATCCGATATTAAACTACCGAATCCCATAGTGTTATCCTGTTACTACTGATCCCAATGTTCTACCGATATCAGTACCAACTCCAGTACCTAATGGTGATTGGACAGCATTATCAAATCGTAAAGTCAATCCAATAGTAACTGGTTCGCTGCTACTATAATTTAATTCACCATAATTTACATTTGATACATAACATCCATAAACTTCCCATGTCTCCAATACTACTGGATCATGAGCGCCATTTCCGCCATCTAATATCTCGCACTTGGTAATAAATTTATAATCAATACCACTGGCCGCACTTGATTGTTCCATGAAATCTACTTGTTTCTGGAGCTGCTCTCCAACTAATTTCGAAACTGCTCCGGTAGCGTCGTCTCTCAAGTTAACAGAAATATCATCCCAAGAGTGTTTGCCTAATAGACGAACTTTTGAGTTATAGATATCGATTTCGATTGGATCAAAACTTACGGTTGGTCTAGTGAAATCAATTACCTGCTTGGTTAATTCTGTTCTTGGAGTAGATACACCGAAATTCTCGAATGTAATACGGAATCTATACTTCAACTTAGGCATTAATAGCCCTTGAGTTGAACTTGATTGGTCACTTGCTAGTGGAACTGTCATTCTTGTAAGTGATGCTGTTGCCATTTTAATTCTCCTTAACTAATTACAATTATTTATGCTATAATGTATCATTCCAAACTCTGATATCCTATTGATATCTGTATGGTATATTAATGATCTTGACCTTCTTTAACATATATGTTTAAATATTTATATGAAGTCTATACATTACCAATTGATAAGGCGAGATAAGATGCTGAGGGTTGAGAGATGCTCAATCACGAATGAACGTTTATGGTTGATGCCAACTTATGAATTAATGAGCCACTACATCCTATTTGGTTCGGTTATAGATAAGAAACATATAGCATGGTATTCGGAAAAAGGATACTTCATCGCACGACTTCGTGGCGACTTCGACTATAATGAGATTGAATCTTGTAACATTAAATCAATGGTCGAACACGCAGGTGTATGGGAATGACACACGACTATTTAATAGCACACCACACGCGATATAGGTACCGATATAGATTGTGTTTGGGAATGGTATCAAAATGCATTATTACAGGAGAATCATTGTTTTTAAAAAAGGCATATAAAACCAAAGCATATATTGTCATCGACGATAAAGAAGTATGCAGAGCAGCTTGGCATCCACAAAACGATAAATGGATATCAAAAAAAGGATATATAACGTTGATTCTAAAGGACGAGTTAAATGAAATCAATGCATGATGGTGATGATGTTTCTTCAACGTTCATGTCAATATTAGATAAACGGTTGGTGCGGGAGTATATTAAATATGGTTATACCATGGTTATGAATCTGAAGTTGACATAGAGGCGATTACCAACGGTAAATTGGTTCTAAATGAAGACGGGGATTTGATTGGTATTGATTTTATAACAAAAGGGAATCTCATGCTATTTTTACTGAAGAACTGAGTTGCGGTGGATTAAAAAAGGGCTCTTAGTTGAGCCCTTTTTTAAAATGGTTAAATTATATTAACTATTAATTACCGCCAGCAATATCTCCTGTATTACGAATTCTAATTGGCACATAGATGAATTCTGCAGCCTTCACAGGCTCAATAGCTATGTCCGCATACATTTCATTACGATCAATTCTAGCTGGGGTGTTATTGCTATCATCCACAACCACCAAATAATCGTAAATTCCACGTTTCGCAATTAAATCATTCATAATACCTTCCAATGCCGATTTAAGCTCATCTCTAGTGAATTTATCATTAGGTTCGAAAATATAATTTTTTGCAGCAGATTCGGCCTGCAATCTAATATATGAAATCAACCTCGAAACATTAATTCTATCCAATGATGATCCACTAACAGTAGTTTTATTACCGAAGTTAGCAAGTCCTATTCCAGGAATGAATGTAATTGGATTTACATTATTCTCATATAATGTATCACGAATTGATTCACGAACCGCAATTTGTTGGAACTCACCTGTTGTAGTGTCAACATACCCTAGCGCCGAAGCGTTATCAACCCCACCACGTCGAGCACCAGCTGGAGCTAACCATGGATACGATGAATCATCACTTCTAATAATAGTTCTGATCATCATATGACTTGGTGGAACAACAATCTCTGAACCAGTTAAATCATTTGTCTTACCACTTGGATAAAATACACCCAAGTATTCATCATTGGATGGTAAACCATCACCAGTTGATAATCCTACACCACTATTATTAGTAGCCCAATTAATAAGATCAGTTCCATTCTGTGCTAGTCTTATTGGAGTATCACCGATAATAAATGCTGTGTTATTCCTATCATTATTTAGAGCTACCATATTAGGAATTAGCTCTGGATATCCTGGACATGCCATAAGATTAAATCTACGCTCTTCTTCACGGATCTCAGTGTTAGCATCAATGCCAGCTTTAAGAGCCTGAATAACCATAGCACGTTGCGCCAACCGACCCATAAATGGACTACCATCATCTTTCAATCCACTAGCAGTAACCCACTCATGAACCTCATTTGGTATAGATCCAGTAAAGTCTGCAGAGTTATAATAATCCTGTTTAAACTCTTTAACATTATAACCACTTCTACGTGTATTAAATAATAATGTTCCAGTAGGATATAAACTTGCAGATGGTGCATCTAATGCCAAGTAATCACTAGATAGTAATGTAACAATACTAGTCAAGTCATCCGTAATAGGATCAACATCACCGGAATCACCCCAACGTGCATCTGCAAATACGATACCGTCTTCTGTTGTTTGATCCGCAGTATCGATTGCTACCCACTGATCAACGCCACTAACAGATTCCCATCTATTAACCTTTGGATAATTATCTAGGTCACTTGAGTCAATCCATAAATCACCATATACCAATACAGTGTCGTCGCTCTGTGTGGTTGGTGCCGTTGGTGACGTTTGTGGTCCAGCTGGATCTGTAGTTGATAAATCAAACCCACGAACATCATTTGATACATTAGTATATCCTTTCCAGTTCGTACCATCATGCATCATAATATCAATATCATCAACGTCAGCAAAGAACCATTTAGTTCCTGTTGTTGGATTTAGATTAGGCTCATTTTCATCAGCAGTAAATCCTGTGGTATCGAATACTGATTCCCAATTACTTAGGATAACATCAGTATCATTGCCAGCTCTAACATTGGAAATAGTTGTTAATATACCCACATCTGTTACTGGAGTTCCTGTAGTATCTTTAAGCACAATCACACCACCTTGAGTATGTGTGATTTTAACAGCACCAGTTGATGTTACACTAGCTGATGTATTAGCTACGTTAGCAGCCAAAAAGTCTGATACGAAATCAGCAGCAGTAGCACCTGATAATGTTACAGTAACCGCAGTTGTCATAGTAGTGACGCCTTTAGCACTGGCACTAATCGTATATTGGTCAGTAGCAGTTAATGTAGGTGAAGTTAATGTTCCTGTAACTTCTGTTGCTCCAGTAGTATTGCGTCTAAAGAACCGAACACTTCCTGTATCATTTTCAGATGAATCAAACATTGCATATGCTGTTCCAACTGAAATTTGACTACCACCTGCTGAAGGGTCAATTTCTTTATTAGCAGTCTGATCGTTTTCATATACTGGCATACTAACAGCATCGAATGCCGCAATCGCCGTGCTATATCGTTTCAATGATAAATTAGCACCTAAATTAACACTAGTAGTTTTATGCCAAACCGAACCATTTGGTCTAGGTGTAGTATCAGTTGTTCTCCACTGTGGATTTGATGTATGTGCTGCCTGCGCCAATGCTGGCGAAGCATATGTTGCGGCTGTAATACCCAAATCATTTAATGGAGTATTAGTTACCTCTGTCAATACAGCCGCTGAGTTGGTTGCAGTCGTATCAGCATATATTTCCAATGCACCACTAACTTCTGCAGCAGTAATACCAGTAATAGCAGCAGTCGTGATATCAATCACAGCCTGTGCAACCGTAGTTCCAGTTAAT